CCGCCACAGCATTATACAGAGGCAAGACTTGTGCGATTACTCGAAGAAAAGGGCATCGGACGACCATCAACATTCTCATCTCTCGTGGAAAAAATACAGGATAGAGGATATGTTACTAAGATGACCGTACATGGCGAAACATATATATGCAGGGATATTATTCTATCTCCTAACAGTTGTATCACGGAAGAAGAGAGAGAAGTAGTCGTCGGACAAGAGAAAAACAAGCTCGTTCTACAACCAATCGGGAAAATAATCGTCGAATATTTGATGAAACACTTTGCAAAATTATTTGATTACGAGTATACAAAGCACATGGAGGATAATCTTGAAAAGGTTGCAAATGGAACTCACTCATGGACTAGCCAATGTGATACGATTCTTCATGATATAGACGAGTTACTGTGCAACATGGATGAAAAAGACAAGGAAAAATACAGGGTGAAACTTGACGGTAACAGAGAAGTTATTATGGGACGGTATGGACCAGTTATCCAAACTACGCAGGTAATCGATGGAAATCAGAATATAACTTTCGAGAGCACAACTAAAAATGACACACCAACAGTTGATGCCGATACAATATCGAGTGAGTGGGGAGAGAACCCGCCAACAGTTCATGACGATACAATATCGACTGAGTGGGGAGAGAACCCGCCAATAGTAAAAAAAGGCAAATATGGGTTATACATTGACTGGAACGGTAAAACCATTGGACTTAAAGGATTCGGCAATCGCCCTCCAGAAAATATTTCCATTGAAGAAATACGCGACGTACTAACACGACAATCAAATGGACAGGGCCCAGGAATAGTACGTGAGCTTAATCGAAATGTCAGCGTTCGCCGAGGGAAAACGGGGTCTCTTTACATTTTTTTCAAAACTGAAAAAATGAAAAAACCAGAGTTTATGAAAATGCCGACTGGTGTTACGGAAAAAAACTTGTTTGAGGTTGAAGCAGCTGAGCTATTAACAATGCTCAACCTATGATATGCTCAACTTCAAACTATTTTACTTTGGTTTCATAATAGACATCTTCGAGGTTTTTATTTCTAGAACAAATGAAAATGGTTGGACACCAAACTTTACTGGGCGACCGTTATGGAAACGAAGCCGAATGGAAACCTTTGAAAGTCGGGAAAGAGGTGGGCTATATTCTTTCGTCATGGGCTGCGAACCTCCATACACAACCGTATCTAAAATACTCAACGGAAGCTTTGCAAAAGCCGAACTAGTCTTTCCACTACTAATATTGTTCACACTAGAATAGGTGTTGTCTTTATAGGGAGTAATCTCATCAATGCAGTTCATTGTGTCCATATCTAGAAAGAAATAAGGCTCACCTTTAACATCTAGCTGATATGTTGGGACTAACACAAAAATAGAAGCCTCTGAATATCCATTTGTCTTTCGCTTGAAAGGTTGATATTCTTCACTTCCTTTTGGATAATAGTGATAGGTGGGCAAATTATATCCTGGAATACTTCTAAAAACACCCGTGTCCCATTTATATTCTTGAATAACTTCTTGACCAGTTAGTCCCATATATACGGGAAGGCCCCACTTTAGATCATCCACATAGTATTCGATATCGGAGCATTCGCCAGTTTTGCGTGGCATAAAGAATGCAGTATTCAGATTAGACTGATATGTATTTGAATCAAACTGATTAGAAATCGAGTTGATTATATTGAGAACTTCCACACTATAATAGTTGTCTTTATCAGTAATAATCTCAAACTCATCTGCAATATTGGCAATATTAAATTTAGTAGTTACTTTGTCAATGACAATCTTGAAATGGTCGTATCCATCACTCTCGCGAAAAAATGCACGAGCTTCGGTGCTAGGTGCTATCCACCCATCCGACGAACCTTGAATAAATAGTCCAAACATAGAATCATTTTGCAAATAAGTCTCAAGCACGGAGTTTAAATTACTTTTCCAAGTTAGTAGAATAGCAGGGTCTAA